GACTTGAAAGCCAAAACCATACTCGGAAAGTTTGTCGGTCATATAACCATTATATAAAAAACGTTGTTAAATTCAAATTATTTTTGTGTTTGTTTTGCAAATGCATTTAAAGACAACCAAGTATTGTTTAACCAATCCGGTAAATTCTTCATAATAGCCCACATCTTATCTTCATAAAATAATCGTTGAAACTCAGCACGATTTAATTCTGGTATAGGTTGTTCCATAATATCTCGAATCTTGGTTGCAGTTTGTGCTGGTATATCAAGTAATTTGATATTCATTAGTTGATAATTTTGTTCGATGATGCGACTATTATCAAGAATCTTTTGATATGATTTAGATTCCTTAAGCAATGCTGTGCTTTTGTCAAACAATTGTTGTGTTGAATATGGTGCTGCATTAGCTAATTCTGGAATCAATTTCAATATAGTTTTTGGACCTATTCCATTTACTCCAGGAATATTATCTGATGCATCGCCCGTAAATGATCTGTAAATAACCATGTTAGCAGGATGTACTCCAAACTCTTCTTGCACAGTGTCCGTATTATACATTTTCTTTTTGATAGGAGACCATACTTGAATACGATCATCTACTAATTGATAAAAGTCTCTATCCGTAGATACAATGGTAATTTTTTTGCATTCCGTTTCATACATTTGTGCAATATATGCAATAGTATCATCTGCTTCAATACCATCCATTGATATAAATGTAACTGGCAAATTATCTAAATAAGAAATCAAACGACTAAATTGATGTCGCATTGATTCTTGTTCTTGTTCCAAAGTTGATTCATGATGATCATGACGTCGCAATTTGGTTTTGTTTGCCCTATTTGCTTTGTAATCACCATATATACGTTTTCTTCGTGCAGAACCTCCGCGTCCATCAAAAACAATGATGCATCGAGTTGGTTTAAAATCTCGTATGGTTTTACCTACTGAATATAAAAATCCAGTAATGCCACCAATATGATCGCCATCTTCATTGTATGCGGGAGTTGCGCCAAAGCTTCTAATAAAAGTGTTCAGCCCGTCAAACACCATGAGATGATCATTGACACTTGACGGAGCAGAACTCTTTTCTTTTTGTAACTCTTTGAATAATTGTTGATACTTATTCTTCATCATAAACTTCATCTACGACAATAACATCATCAATACCACCATCAACACCGGCTTGATATTTGAAGATATAAGCATCGCATATTCTTTGATATAACCTTTCTTTTGCTTCTGGGTTATTAATAACCTTTTCCACAAAATCTTTGCTTTGAAATTTGAATTCGCCAAACGATTCTCCGGTTTCGATATCTACGTCATCCATAGTATACCAAGCACCTGATTGTTTAACAATATCAAAATTCTTCATGATGTTTAACCAACCACCATAATTGTCGATTCCAGAATCATAATAGATTTCATAATTGACTTTGCGATGCGGAGGACCCATCCTGTTTTTAACTACCTGTATTTCTGTTTTGCTACCCACAACTTGTTCTACACCACTTACTTTGGCTTTGATCATTCCGGTATTTTTCAAACGCAATCTAACCGAAGCATGAAATGGAATTGCTTTACCGCCAGCAGTTGTCCATTGATCACCAAATGATACGCCCATTTTGGTACGTAATTGATTGGTAAATATGAGACAAATACGTTCTCTTGCAATCCAATTGGTAACTTTTCGCATTGCCTTTGATAATATAATGGATTTGCTAGTTGCATAACCATCTTTATCATACTCAGCTGACATTTCAATTTTTGTAGATGCACCCATGATTGAATCCACTACAATTGTAACTAAACGATTTTTGTCTGATTTACGTACTCCTTCAACAATAGTTTCAATTGTTTCAAAAATTTCTTCAATTGTTTCTAAAGGAACATAAAGCATTGTTTTCAAATCGACGCCAATTGCCGTTAAGAACTCAGAACTTACTGCGGCTTCTGTATCAATATATACTGCCAAACCGCCTTTCTTTTGTGTTTCTGCTAATGTGTGTGCAGCTAACAACGATTTACCAGATGCTTCTAATCCGGTAATTTCAGTGATGCGCCCAACAGGAAAGCCTCCATGGGCGCGATTTGAAATTGCTAAATCGAGCATCGAGCAACCAGATGATACCCATTCTGTTACATTGCTTGGAGCATCTTCATCGCCATCTAAAAAGAATGCAGTTTTGAGTGCTTGACCTTTAAATTGCTTGTTGATACTTTCTGCCAATGTTGATGCTAGAGCATCTTCTATTTCCAGTTTACTTTTACTCTTTGCCATTTTATAACCTCACTGTTAGTTGTTGAATAAATCATCAAATGCAGAAGCAACATTATCAACTTTTTTAGTTGCAGCTGGTTTAGCAGCCTTTGCTGGTGCTGGAGCTTCTTCTTCTTCATCGTCTGAATCAACATCCGAATCTGCATTTTCTGGATTCATCCATTCTGCTAATGCTTTTTCTAATTCTTCATATGATGGTTCTGGAAATAAATCAGTAATCTCAGGTTGATTCATGATTTTTTGTGCAATCTCTTTGTCTTCGGTTGCAGGTTGTGTATTAGGCTTAACACGAATTGCAGTCTTTGGATAAGCTCCGCCTTCTGCTGGTGTAAATTCTACATCAATATCACGACCATTCATCAAATCCGTAATGTCACCATAATCTGGATCTGAAATGATTGAAAGCAATTCTGTATAGATTGTTTTACCAAATCCCCAAAATTTAACACCTTCAGATTCCTTACCACGAATGATTACAGGAACATAGGTACGCATTTTAGGTTCAATCTTACGACCCATTAACCAATCTTCTTTATCTCCGGTCTTTTTTAGTTTGTCTGCAAATTCTACGATTGGATCTGCATTACCAAATGTAATTGGAGATAACATGGATTTCTTTCCGATGTCATAATGAAAATACAATTCTAAAAACGGATTGTCTTTGCGATGAACGTAAGGTACAATTCTTACTCGCGTTTTACCTGATTCAGGTTTCCACAAATTTTGTTTTTTGTCATCAGATTTGTTTAACTGATTGAGTTTCGCTTTGATAGCGTCTAAATTCAAGGCCATTGTTTAATTCCTTTTCTTTAAGTGGTTAATAAAATATAAAAATATAATTACAATATAAGTAATTAATTCGTTAATTCAAA